ACGGTAAAGTCTGGATCTATTTGTTTTACCTCTCCATAAACTTTAATTTCAGATATTTCGTCAATTTCGTTTTCGTTTAAATAAAATTCTACAGTTTCGCCGTCTGCAATAAATGTTTGTTTAAATTTTGGTTGAAGTATATTTCTCTGTTCATACTCTTTTCCAATATCAGCATTAGCACCACTTGGAATTGTGTTAATATAAGTTGTTGGAATATAAGCGTTATTTAATACGTTTTCTAACGTTTTGCCGTCATAAACAAGATAATTTAACCCGTCCACTATGTAAAGTTTGTTGTTGAAAATAAAAGACGCACTCTTGCGGCAATTCATACCGTCAAAGAGAGCGTCTTGAGCCGTTACAACACCCTCTTTATAATACACAATCAAGCCGTCGCCTTTAACCAACGTACTACTTGCGTATGTAAGCGTGTGTGTGCTTGCATCATATTGTGTAGTTAAGGTCAAGTCTTCTCCCCTTGTTGTTGTTAAAGAAACAACCTGAGCAACATTGCTCGATAGAGTTTGTGAAAATATAGAGGTATCATTTGAGATTAAGTCAGGTTCAGGAACCGTTAAACTTTCGCTCAATGTAATGTTTATAGTGTTAGGATAATTTTTCCATAAATACAACTTATTTCCTGAGTGTACTAATACTTTTGTTACAGTTTTATTGTTCTCCTTGTGCTGAAAGTGAAATATTCCAAATATTTCTTTTTCCTCAGGAAGTACAAAGCGTTTTCTAAAGCCGACAATGGTTTCTAACGCTTGCCCTTGCCCTGATTGATAATCTTTAAACATATTTGTTACATAAGCAAGTCTTTGCTCGTGTACTTGTGTATGGTCGCTTGAGAAGTCTACACCTCTAAAATCTCCATAGTATCTGTTATAAGTATCTCTTTCTTGCAAAAGGTTTTTAGATTGTTTAAATGCTGTCATATATCACCACCCATTTGTACTTTTAATTGTAACAGACGAGGTTGCTTTTGCTTTTTGTTCTATAATAGCAGCACGTTCACGATATAAATTTAAGTAATATTCAGACTTGTTTGGCTCGTCGTCAACCCAAACATAGGCTGCAACAAGAATAGGCATCAAACTGCATAATTCTTCGTCAAGGTCTATTTTTGTTGTATCTTCAGAAACTGTAACTCTATCACTTTTTACCAACTCATTTGGTCTACGTTCGTACAATATTCTATATACGCCTTTTTTCTCATACGATAAAAGTACAGTTCCGTTGCTTTCAATTTGATAGTCTTGATTTAAAATTATATCAACTTCGTCCTCTCTTATTGGTGGACAATGCAAACATATAAAATCTTGAACTAAAGAACTTAAGTTATAACGTGTGTATGGCTCGTATGCAGGAATGTCTGATTCTTTATCACTTAAAAGATACTCGTACATTGCTACATTTTTTACAGAATAAAAATAATCTCCTGTAAATCTTAATCTTGTAAGACCACTAACAAACTCGCCACCGTCTTTTATAAAGCCTTTATAGGCTATAAAGTTTTTATTGGTAGAGGTTAAAGTAACGGCGTTTATAATTCTCCATTTGGAGCCGTTCTCTTCGTATTTTTCAATATAAAGAGTGCCGTTGCCGTCCGCCTCAAAGTAGTATGACTTAGCATTAGTTGCATCAAACGTTAAGTCTTCCGTTTTATCTAAAGGAACAAAAACGTTTTCTTTTATCAAGTTAGCCATAGGCTTATGATTGATGCAGTAACGGCTTATTGCAGGTCTTATTTTATTAACCTGCAATAAAGCCCTGTTCGCTGCATAAAGAAATCTATCTTCGTCCTCAAGAGAACTTTCAAAACCTAACTGAGCAACGTGTTTGTATAACTCAGAAATGGTCATAAATAGCCTCCTACGGAATTAAATTAAAGTGTAACGCTTGTCGCTCCTGTAACAGCACTTTCAGAGTTAACTGCCAACAAGATATGTTTCCAAGAACCAAAGCCAACACCAAAACGACAATAACCGTTCCAATAGAAGTTACGAGTATGGTCGTCAATATTGTTTCTAATGTCAAGTGGTATTCTGTTATAGAACATATTACCTTGAAGATTCTCGTTTGCATCAGAAGACATAATCATAAATCTGTCGTCTGCAGTTTCCCAACCGTCAAGAACAACGACTGTCCAATTGCCGTATTGAGTGTTAATATCGTTATTGTTGCTGCCGACTGTTCTTTCAGAACCAACAACTTTTTTAACCATAGCCTCAAGTTTTGGTCTATTGCAAGGTATAATTATAACGTCTGCAACATATTCCATAACTTCGCCATTTTCGTCCTTAAAGTTTCTTAAAAGGTTTGACAAATGTCCCATAGCAGACTCTAATGCAGCAGCATCGGTTGTAAATTTGCCATAGAAGTAATTTGATTGAGTTTTGCCTTTCATTTTTTCTGTAGCGTATGTATGAACGTTTGAGAATAACGCTTTGCCGTCTGGTGCAGATAGGTCAACAGTTGCTTTGTTGAATTTATCTGAGGTTTTTGTACCATTTATTAACGCCCAAGCAGCAATTTTATTACGTGTTTTATAGTAAGCACGTACAAATTTTTTAGGTTTAGATTTAATATCTGCAGAGATACCAATTTTTGAGTCGTCTGCCATTTCTTTTGTAATTGTAAACTCTTTCATAAATGCAATGTGTTCGATTGTCTTTTTGAAAGTAGTTTCAATGTTATCATTTTCGGCACCTTGTCCCTCTTTTACGCTTTGGAAAGTGTCGAAATCTGATTCGCCGATAATAGTTTCAGCATATCTGTTAGACTTTTCAACGTTAAACAACGCTTTAAGTATGCCGCCTTTTTTTTCTTCGATATTTGATTCGTTTTCGATTAAGGCTTTAATTGGGTGTTCAAATTTGCCATACATAGCATCATTTTTACCCGATAATTTACTGTAAACAAAATTAGACATATTATTTTACCTCCGTCCTATATTCTAACGACAATTTTGTCGTCTTTTGCTGTCGCACCGTTTATATCAACGATTGTTACTACGCCATCTGTTTTTGTTGCAGTAACTGACAGCCCGTCTGTATTTAATGTTACTTTATCTCCTACATTCAATGAAGTAGGTGCTGCACTTACAGGCACTTCGTATACTTGATTTTTCTCAACCCTGCAAACAGCAATAGTTCTTTTAGTTGCAGTAGCAGCAAGATTTGCCATTGCAATAAATTGTGGAGCAGCAGTAGCCCCGCATTTTGTTAGTTTTCCTGCAGAAAGAACAAGAGCCTCTCCCTCAGAAACTGCCTCGCTGGCAGTAACTTCTAAATATTCAGGTTCAGGCACGTTCATTCTTGCGTTTTCGATTTTGATTAACTTAAACATAAGAAATTCTCCTTTTTTATTTGCTATAAGATTGTTTGTACAGAGCAACTATCTCTCTGTCAGATTTATTTGGGAATAATTCTCTCCATTCTACCAATGTTTTTTTAGGCATAACAAGAGAGTCGTCTTTAGAGTTTTTTGGAACAGCAGTTTTTAAATGGTTTTTTGTTTGATTTAAAGACTGTTGTTTGACTGCATCTGCAGTATTTTGCACAATATTTTTCCTAACGCTATCTGCATTAACAGCAGCATAGGCTTGTTTTGCAGTTAAGCCCAAATCTCTTAGCCTGCCAAATTCTGCAAAATTTTCAATATCTTTTATGTGACTTATGTTTTTTGTTTCAGGGTATGCAGATTGTATTTCTGCAAGGTCTGCTTTCATTTTTTCTTCAAATTTAATTTTCTGTAAAAACGCAGCAGCCTCTGTATTTTTGAAATTTTCGGCTTTTCCTTTTTTATAGTCTTCTAAAGACATTCCGTCAGCCTCTGCAGCAACTTTTTCAAGTCCCTCAATAACATTGTCACTTTCAACGCCCAACTTCTTTAAAGTTTCTTTGCCTTGATATTCGTGCTCTCGCACTTTTCTTTCAAGCTCAGCAATATATTTATCTTTTTCAGCAAGTTTAGCGTTCAAATCAGGCTCTACTACTTTCTCAACTTTTTCTGACCCCTCGTCGTCAGTTTTTTGTTTGATTTCGTCCTTTTCTTCTTGTTCTTCTTGTTTTTCGGTTTCTTCCTCATTATCTTCCTCGTCCTCGTCATTTTCGGGAATAATAATGTTTCCGTCTTCGTCGTACTCGAAGTCTTCTTCCTCCGAATTGTCGTCGTCCTCCTCAAGATTTAATTCTTCCAAATCTTCAAGCATTTCTTCGTCAATTTCGTCGGTTTCAGGTTTCTTAACTTCTTTTTCCATATCATTTCTCCTCTTAAAATTTAATTAAATTACTTTTTACCTGTTCTTAAGTCTTTGCCTTTAACAACAGTTGCTTTAGGTTGGTCTGTTACAGGTTTAGGTGCTTTTATGATGCCACCTTTGTTTGTTGCAAATCTGTTACTTCCTTTATTCATAAACAAAGTTCCTCCTTTTTTAGATTTTCCTTAGAAAAAGCCCCTAACCGTGTTGGTTAAGGGCTCTATCTCAAGGAATTTGGCACATTTATTTAATTTATTCAGTTTTTACAGTCCACAATTTGCCGCATTTTCTGCATTTAAAAGTCAAGCCTGATATTTTGCTGCCTTTTTCAATGCCAATGCGTGGGACTTTCTCTTTACAGTGAGGACAAACGATTTTAGTGATTTCAGATTCCACAGTTGGAGTGATGACAAACATACACTTTTTTCCTCCTGTTATGTATAATAACACAATTTTAACTGCAAATTGTCACTATTTATTGCCCATATAGAGGCTTTTCGTGACTATTCTGCCGTTTTTTACTTCAAAGCCACACATTTCTGCTAACTTAGCCTTTTCGTCCTTTGTAACGCCCTTTAAATTCATTATATATCTTAACAATTTTAGTCTTACCTGCTTACTTGTATAGTGTTTATATTCTCTGTCCTGCAATGAGTACCCATTAAACGATAGCAGCAATATAACTTCTTCGTCAGAAAAGCCTTGTTTTGATAAATAGTCAATTACTTTCTTCTTTTTAGAGTTTTGAATCGTCTTACCACTTGAATTTTTGTCTGCAGCAATATCAGATACTCCTGCGTAATAAACAGCAAGTTTATCTGCATCAATATATTTTGAAAGAATTGCAAAGTTATTCTCCTTTTCAATTCCTAATACAGAAGTTAGAGCAATGTTGTAATAAGCATCATATATTTGTTTTATTGCTTTTGCCTGTAGTTCTTCAGATAATTTTAAATAATTTCTGCTATTTACCATTTTTTCAACATATTTTGCTGCTTGGCTATAAATATTTTTAAACTCGTCAGCCTGCGTTGAATTTAATGTATAAGTTTCGTTTTCGTGAGTAATTTCACTCGGCACAGACTTAGGCAGAACAGAATAGCCTTTTGAATATAGTTTATATATTGTTGAGTTTAATTTAT